ATCATGGAGAATGCGGTGCCGCTACAGGTTCCGAACAAATGTGACGTAGAGGTAGGCCCAAGCTGGGGCGAGTGTGAGGATCTCACTAATGGCTAATATTAGGACCGCATCTAAAGTAGGCACCATCTACTACGACCTGTATGACGGCGAAGGCTTCATTGTTTTAAACGACCGTTGGTTTGTTCTTTTGCCAGACATTTGCGAGCTAGATGTGTTGCAAGACCTGATTGCCGACCTAACTGAGATGTATGACGATGTCCATGCAGAAACGTTTTCTGAGGTTGATCCAGACTAGGATCATCCGTATACTCTCTTATACCAAACTAGGAGAAGTGTAATGGACACTACCAAATGGAAATCCGTGCTGTTGCCGCGTGACGTTTATGAAGAGCTTGTAGTGATTGCTCGCGTTGAAGGGCGTACAATTAGTGGACAGCTTCGTTATATCCATGAGGGCTGGAAGATGGCTAATTTGTCAGACGGCGATCAGGAATATATTGCGGAGCAAGTAGATTCGTTCAAGAAGGAGAATGGCGTAGACCTTACGTCAAAAAGCTTTTCAATATGAGTCAATTTACAACCATGCAGGCGGAGTTTGACAAGGCGTTGAGAAAGCTTGAAAAAGCCTACGAAAGCGGCGACAAAGTTAATCGATCTGACTTCGACAAACTGCATATGTGGCATGAGTTTCTCAAAACCAAGTTAGACGCGGAGAGAGAAAAAAATGCCCGAGAAGTCGGATAACGTTAATTGTCCCTCGCACTACAACCAAGGTGCGGTGGAATGTATTGACGCCATCAAAGCAAGCTTGACCCAAGAAGGGTTTCGGGCATATCTCAAGGCGTCTTCAATGAAATATCTTTGGCGCTATGAGCATAAAGGAAAACCGTTAGAGGATCTGAGGAAAGCAGAATGGTTTCTGGGACGTTTGATAGACGAACTGGTACATGGTGGTTCGGAATAGCTAACGAAGATGTAAAGATTGCCATACAGGCCGCGCATCAAAGCGCCGACCGCTTACAAAAGCCCATAGCCATTCAATCCGACCTGTCGGTTGTGCCCGCCGATCAAGCCACCAAAGAAGTGCTTGAAATCGTCCGACCGTAGTGTTAATTTGAGGGCGTGACATGTTCTCATGCGTGTCACTCCTAAAACGTTTGATTAGGGTTAATGTTAGACTCCCAAAGTGAACATACTCCTAACCCGGCCCCGCGCAATGCGGGGCTTTTTTTGCGCTCTTGCTTTTCATATGTTATTTTATCCAACTAATTCAGATGAGGCGCATACGTGCAGTTAATCGACGCGATTGATATGGGGACAGTGAAAACCTACAAGAACGAACGCCGATGCTACATAGGCGCAAGTAATGTAGGTAATCCCTGCCACGCCTTTCTTCAGTACAGCCTGCGCGGCTACCCACAAAACTTCCCACCACCCGCAGTCATGCGGATCTTCGCCCTCGGTCACTATCTGGAAGAAGTGGTTGTTGAAGACCTGAAGATGGCGGGCGTTTACGTTCAGGAGGTTAACCCAAAGACCGGGAAACAATGGACGTACACGGCCCTCGGTGGACACCTACGCGGCCACGCCGACGGCGTCATTCACAACGGCGAAACAATCCAGATCCTTGAGATCAAGTCGATGAACGATAAAAAGTGGCGCACCTTTAAAAACGTGGGGATCGAAAAAAGTCATCCAATCTACTACGACCAGATGCAACTCCTCATGGGGTTGTCCGGCCTCACATCAGCATGGATGGTGGCGTACAACAAAAACACCTCCGTGTACCACGCACAGAATATCCCTTTCGACGCACCACGGTTCAAGGACCTGATGCGTAAATCCCTCTCCGTGGTCCGTGGCTCGTCCACTACTCGCATCTCAGATACCCCTGATTGCTTTGAGTGCAAGTACTGTAACTACAAGCCACACTGCTGGCCCGACGGCGAACAACCTCTCCCGCTCTCCGTCGAGTGCCGCACCTGTCGTCACGCCAAGCCGACAGCGAAACGCAAGTGGTATTGTACGCTACACAAGTCACGGGCCACGGACCCTTGTTCACAATGGTCAAAGTTGCAACCGGAATGAAACTTCCCCCTGAAAGAATTACGCGGGCTAGGTTGATTCGTTGCGAGATTGAATTAGACGAGATCCATAGACTTACTTATGAGGACCGCTACCCTTGCATAATTCCTCAACCTCGATTCATAAGCAAAAAATCGTGGGAACGGCATAGAAAAAACCAAATTTTACGTTTAAAAAAACGCCATCGTTATTTGAAGGAGGCTCTTCATGGCTAACAAAAAACGCCGCGCCCGTGGCAAAGACGGACGATTTATCGCGGACAATCCCGAAACAGAAGTGAACGAAGCGTGGGAACAGCCGCAGAACGCTAGCGTGTCCATAACCGCGCCCGCCGCCGCAAAAGGCGACTCATCCAAAAAACTTCACCGCATCGTAGAGCCAGAAAAAAGCCTAATGGGTTGGCAAGGATACTTCGCGTTGTTTGTAATTTTATTAATTATGTCCTTGATCGGTTTGAATTAATCAAGTATACCTATCCCCACTCGCATGTGGGGGCAGGCGATTGGATCGACTAACTTGCAAATTATGCAAGAAAAGAAAATCTAAAAAACATTTTGGCGCGCGCTACCATAAGACAGGGTCATACCAAAACGGTAAACCCGTCTGTGTCGAGTGTGATGCCAAAATTCAAGTCGATTCCGTCTACAAAAGCCCCCGCAACTACCTCTCTTCCCGCTTCCGGGACATGCGTACCCGATCCAGACGCTACGACATAGAGCTCGACGAACAAGTAAACGTAGACTATCTAATGCACCTGTTTGAAAAACAAAACGGGTTTTGTGCCGTGTCCGGCCTACCTATGACATGGATGCACGAAGGACTGTACACAAACCACGGCTCACGGCGCGGGACCAACATTTCTGTTGATAGAATTAACCCTGAAGCAGGTTATGTCCTCGACAACATTCGACTCGTTTGCGACCGCGTCAATAAAATGCGGTCCAATATGACCGACGGCGACCTTTATTTTTGGTGTACCGTACTCGCAAAAGCCCTCAGAACAACCTAATCCTGCTTCAGCCTGCGCGCCGCCTGTTCTATCAACCTCAACCGCCCCGCATAAAACGATTCGTCTTCTTCCTCAACCTCTGGCTCTTCTACGGGTTTCTCAGCACCATTGAAATCAAGCTCAAGCTCTTCTTCCAAATCATCTAGAACCAAATCGTCCCAATCATCATCCCGGCTCATTATTCTTCCATTCCTCCACGCTAATTACCCAATCCATGGGTATCGCAATCTCCGCGTCCCCCTCTTCCACTTCACCCCTGTCATTTAACAAAACGTGCGGACACAGCAAAAGACGCCGCTCGTCCTGATGAAGTATCACGCCCATAGATAACACCGACGCCTCTTTCGTCTCCTTCATCTCCTCAACCGAACGCCAACCCACACGGCTCCCGCCACACGCATCACGCCACTTGACCAAAAAAAGTCTCGGCATCATCTTGCTATCCCCCAGATATAAGATAGAGTTAGTCCTTCTATTGAAGTAGACTACTACAGTCCGCCGGGAGAGTCTGATATGGGATTGGCAATTGATTCAGAAAAAAGAGTAGATGTCGCCAAACTACTGGAAAGTAGCGAAGACTTCCGCGATTTCGTAGCCAATGCCCTGCAAAACGACATCTGGTTGGGCGACGAACAAAGCAAGCACATGATGGAAACCCTGATGGCCGACAACGAACAGGAATTTGTGATGGCCCTGTGCCAAATCGGATTCATCGTCTACACCGACTACCTCATCGAAACCCGCGACCTATACAAGAACAAGAGCTTCCACTAATGAGACACTGCTACGTCTGCAACCGATGCGGGGTGCCCATCAACAACGCCCTCTGCGACCAATGCCACAAAGACCGCAAAGAAAAACCCATCAAAATGGAAATAGCTGAACACTTCGTCGCCCTCTTCGTCATGTCCGTACTCTCCGCCTACGTTTACTTCTACCTATGAGCGACCGAATAGAAGAACTGCTCGTCGGGGCGGCGAAAGTCATGGCAGGGATACTCATTATCCTTATAGCATCATGCACCATCGTTACCTCACACGACCCGCAATGGGAATGGCCCCGAGACTTAGAGCAGGGAGAATAGACCACGGGCCACTCTTACCGTGAGCCGTGGCCCATTAGCCCCATGTCGGGAGACAGCAGGCACGGGCCATGGTTCACGGACCACGGACCACGGGTCTTAATTTCGCTATCTATATAGTGTTTTCCCAGAGAAATAAAAAAATAAAAAATAAATTCTAAATGCCCGTAACTAGCGTAACCACGTAACTCGGGCCTAGAGGCCGCATAAACACTAGATT